TCAAATTCAGCTAATATAGCATCAAATTCAGCTAAGTCAGTAGCAGCGTTGACACCTGTTACACCAGTTGTAATATTACCACGAGTCTCAATAGCAGCAAATAAACCTTCAGTACCAAAGTTATCACCAGCCGTGCCGATAGTATTTTCAGCAGTTGAGTTTCCAGGAATACCTTTAACAGCTTCTAGCATAGTCATCTCTAAGTAATCAGCGAAACGAGCTCTTGTGTCTCCTTCAGCCTTCAAGTACCATAAGTAACCATTCTGTCCTTCTTCTCCTGAAATTTCAACCCAACCAATTTGAGATGTATCAGAACCAGAGATTTCATAGTAATCTTTGATAATAATTGGCTTGTTGTGGAAAGAAGTGTGAGTTGGTTTAACAGTACCGAAACCAGCAGTTGTTGATGCACTACCACCTTGTCCTTGCTTACCTTTTCCGTATTCAGAACCGATAACTAAAACAGTAGCAGCCTCAGTACCACCTGTTCCGAAAGCAGCAGCATCATCGATGTTTGCTTGCTCGTAAGGTAGTAAGGTTGCAGTTGTTGCTGCAGCAGCTGTACATAGACATTTGATAACGCCTTCAGCAGTAGCTACAACGCAAATATCGTTAATACGAATTCCGTGCTCTCCTGAAGCAATATCGTTACCATCAATATCTTTTGATACAGTAAAAACGCCAGTTGTGTTAGCTAGTGATCCTGTGTAAGATAAGTGTAAACGACCTTGCTCAGACCAAATTACTTGATCAGAAGTCATTGACTCTTCAGCACCTACTTGTGATAAGAAACCTGCGATTGTTCTGTTACCGAAAACCTCAGCTTCAGACTCCATTAAGTCTGGTAAATATTGTTGACCCCAGTCGTTTCCGTCTGCGGTAAAATCAATGTAGTTCGAAGATAGTGTTGCTTTTTTTGAAGCTGGCACACTATTCAACGTACCTGTGACGCCACTATGTCCGCCACCTGGATTTGAAATTGCCATAATAAATATGTTTTTAAGTTATGGAAGAAAACTATTTCCTTCCTTTTTTAATTCTAACCTTGTAATCATTAGAAGAATCTCCACTTAAAACTTTATACTTAGTTCCACCAATTTGAACTTCTCTATGAGACTGTCTTGGGTCCATATTAACGTTCTTTGCTTTTTCAACCGAAGTTTTTAAAGCGTCAGCTTTACCTTGCTCGTAAAAGTGTTGAGCAACAGAGTCTGCATTCATAGCCGTGTATAAGCCTTTGTGATATCCCTTGGCATCTTCCATAGTTCCATCTTCGTTCAAAAACCTTTTGACAAAGTTGTTTATGTCGCCTTGAGTTTCTTTTACACCGCTAGAGTCTTTAACATTAAACCTAAATTTTTTGTCTCCAACGTTATACTCGAAACCTTCGAACTTTTCGTTAAAAACATTTTCAGTTTTTTGTTTAAAGACGTTACTAACTCGCTCAAATTTTTTCTGATTCTCTTCAGATTCCTTGTTGTAACGATTGAAAAAATCCATAGCTTTCTTTGCTTCGCTAGGAAGCTTAGATCCACCCTTGATCTCTTCGTAATATTTAGACTTTTGCCCGTCTAAGTAGGCTTTCGCTTCGGCAACTTGCTCTTTTAAAGCGATTTTCTTTCTTTTAACATCTTTTTCGTCGTCAAGTTCTTCGTCAAACGAAAAGTTTTCTTCCATCAAAAAAGCTCTTTCTTCTGAGCTCAAGTGAGGTTTAGTTGTTTTATAATATTCTTGAAGAGCCGTTAGGTTATCCATCTCAGAATAGTCTCGGTTTAGATTAACGTAATCCTGCACCGTTCCTCCAGTTTCGTTTATAAACTCAACTAGTTTTTCTACACTCTCTGGAAGCGTTCTAGTTTTGCTAGCCTCAACAACCGGCTCAACAACCTCTTCAATCTCTTCTTTAGTAATCTCTTCTAGTACTGGGCTTTTTTGTGTTTCACTTTCCGCCTGTACTTCTTCTTGTTCCGGTGGGGTGTCGGCAGTTTCATCGCTTCCAACCACTCCTGAGTCGTTAGTTGTACTTTCTTCAACATCGGGTTTTTTACTTAAGTCAACCTTGTTGACTGTTTCTACATCTTCTGATTTTAGACTCACCTTAACAGTGTTTTCTTCTTGCACCTCTGGCGCTTCTTGTTTTTCTTCACTCATAATATAATATAATAATTGGTTTAAAACTTATTCATATTCAAGCCGTCACCTAATACATCATTACCTGATGACTCGAATCTTTTACTTTTTTGTTTGTTTGTTTCTACTCTTTCTTTTCTTTGACCTTCTCTTTCAGATCTAGCGTCTTGGCGTTGTTCAGACACCTCGGCGTCTTCTCTATCCATTTCCCTCATCTTCATGTTTAAGTCAAACTCTTTGTCCATAAGCCTTTCTTTAATAGAAGCTTCTTGCTCTAATGCTTTAGCTTTAAACTCTGATTTAGCTTGCTCTAGCTGCATACTCATTTGAGTTATAGCTTGTTGCTTTTGAGTTTCAGCCTGTGCTTGCGCTTGAGCTGTTTGTTGTTGCGCTTGTTGCTGAGCAGCTATGTTTTGTTGTTGCATAGCTTGTTCTTCTTGCATTTTTTTCTTCTCTCTAATCTTTAACAGCTCGTTAGCTAGCTTTACGTTATGTATATTTCTAAGATCAATAGCATCAGAAAGTTTAATTAGCTTTTGTGTTAAAGCCATTTGTATGTTGTTTTCTAATAGCTGCTTTTCTTCTTCGTCTGGTGCTAGCTCTATAAATATACCAAAGTCATACAGATGTAGCTCTGACATTTCTTCTAACGTAGCGACATTGTGCGTTCCTATCTGTTGAATAAAAGCGTCTTTTGTAGGAGAATACTCTAATATGTCAGATATTCTAAGTGACAACTGTTGAGCTACGTCGGCCGTTAAAAATAATCCAGCTTGCAGGATATGCCTAGTAGCTGTATTACTATTAGCCGCGGCTAACTTTTGAACACCAACTAAAGCGTTTCTATCAGGCGTACTACCATCTCTAGCCTCGTTTAAACCTGTTACGTCTCTTATCATTTGCAGATAATAATTGTAATTAGCTATCAACGTTTGCATTTTGTTACCAGCTCCAGCTCCACCAGATATTTCTTGAATAGGTATTTTACCTGGGTTAGGGTCTCCATCGGCAGTAAAAGATCTACCTATAATAGAACCTGTTTGAAAGAACATGTTTAAAGCCTCTTGTGGATTATAGTTTGTTCCATTGCCAAGATCAACTTCCGCTAGGCCATCAGCGTCTAAATAAACTCCGTCTGGAACCATACGCGCCATGACTTGTTGTAGCTTTAAGTGCGTTAACTGAATCATATCAGCAAATCCAGTAATACGACTTACTATACTCTCTATTCTACCTTGATACATTCGTGGAGCAACCATACTGTAGTTCATTTTGACTTTAGTATAATCACTTTTTTCCCTCATCATGTTCTCGGCCAAACCCCAGTTTAGTAGCTTGTCAGAACCTAGTATCATAGCTCCTTCATATAAAACCTCTACTTGAGTAGAAAGTTTAGCGTATCCACCAACCTTGTCTGTAGGAGGATTAAAGCCGTCATCTTTCTCTATAGCCTTTTCCCCACCGCTAGAAGTTTCTTTTAATTTATAAACTTCGTTCATAAAAGTTTTATAGTTAAAGTATAAAACATCTATTTGATTTTTATCTTTTTCTCTTCTATGAGTGTTGTATCTGTGAGCTTGTGTTAGGCTTTGATCTTGTATTTCTTCTAAGTCTTCATTTGATAAATAAGGAAACTGTTTTACCAACTCGTTTATAGGTATAGTTTTAACCTCACCTATATAATATACGTCTTCAAAGTAAGGAGACTCTGTGTAAGAGTGTACTATTCTAGCTGGATCTACATAGTCAACTACAACTCCTTCTGAAGTGTTAAAGGTAGTTTTAACAGCAGCCGTTCCAAGTACCGCTAAATCATAGTAAAGTCTTTTTCTAATTAACTCGTAGTTATTTCCTTCAAGCAACGTGTTTATAGCTTGCTCTTCTGCTAGCTCGGTAGCTTGCTTGTAGGTTAACTGCATGTGCAGCTCTAGCTCTTGCTCTGTTTCAGGTAAGTCTTCAGCGTTATTTTCAGTAAAGTCCATATTAAAGTTTTCTTTCGCCATGGCGTTAAACTCTTTAGACTTCATATCCCTAAGTATACTTTCCATATACTCAGTTCTTTTTGCTACTCCGTATGGATCTTGAGAAAATACTTTTATGTCGTAATTTCTTTCAGCCATACCGTTTACGACTATATCAACAAACTTAGATATAATAGGTATTGGCTTCCAGTCTAGGTTTAAGTAAGATAAATCTCCGTTTATAGATAATTCATCTTTGTACTTTTGCACAGACTGTTCACCTCGAGCGTACAGCCTAAGTCTATGAAAATCATTAGACACATTGTTAAATCTAGACCCTACGTTACCACCGCTGCTTCTGTTTCCGTCAAACCACTCTGACTCTATTGCTTGGGCTACTTTTAACCCGTAATCGTAACTTAACTTCTCTACGTCAGGAACAACCTGACTTGGAAAATTTTTTATAACTGACTCAGCCATATTTAGTTTTTAATTATTTTTGAAGTATATCCGTCGTTAGAATACTTAGAAACACTAATATTAAGTGGTTCTCTTTTCTTTTCTTTATTTGGTCTATATAAGTGTCTGTTGCAAGCCATAATAGCTAGCCCAGAGCTTATCGAGGCATCATGCTTGGTTCTTTTGTTTATATCAAACTTAGCCCAGTCGTTTAACGTTTCATTAAAGTACATATCACCATATCCGTCCCCTAATTCTCCAACGTGTTCGTTTATATACATTTCTATCGCCGCAGCGTGTGCTTGCTTAATGTCTTCGCTAGAGTTTGGTATACCTCCAATCTCTTTTTCAGTAACGCTAAGCTTATTCCAAGCTTTGTCTGGTCTGTTCATACTAAAACCTCTGTACCCTCTTCTTCTGAAGTAATACAAAAGCCTTGGTTTGTTATTCTCCGCTAATATAGGCATACCATAAAAAACGCAGGCCATTAGTATATCTTCAAAAAACATTTCAGCGGTTTGTGGTCTAGCAATGTATTCTAAAAAAAACGTGTTAGCTGGAGAATCTTCCATACTAAACTTAGTTAATCCATGAAGAGATCCGTTGGATCCTCTACCATCAACAGTACCGCTAATA